CCAAATATCTTTAGCCCTCTCTATAATCCAACCCATTATATTAATGTCAAAGACTCCCATAATATTACCAACTAAGAACATAGACAAAGTAGAAAAACCTCCCCAAAACCATGCTCTCATTTTCAAAAAGAAAATGTCTGCTGAGTGCGCTCTAGATTGATTATAGGCGTAGTCAGAATCAGAAAAGCCCATTATATCTCCAAGAACCATTTAGCCACCCCTCATTGAAGGACTGCTAAAAACTCATTACTAACGGTATTTTCATCGTTTTCATTCTGATTTGCTGAATAGGTAAAACTAGTATTATATTGCTTTGCGCTTTCAGCCATCTTTCTTCTCTGTTGGTCATCCCTAGCCTTTCTTTCCCAAAACGCAGAAATCTTTCTATCTAGTAGCCAAATTTCTATCTTGTCATTTAGGGCTAAATCAAACAAAGCCTTCATTACCATAATTGCTCCTATTGTTCCTAGTCCAAATAATACAGAATGTGCTAAAGCACCATAAGGAAAACCAGTTCCTATTTTAGCATAAGCAAATACATTAGCCCCACTTACTGCTCCAACAAAAAGTATAGTCATTACTAATCTAGTATCTTGATTTAAAACCGCCATTGTAAAACCTCATGAGAACTCAATAGAACAAGCCACTGCACCACTTACTTCCTCGAAAAATAATCCATTTTCACAAAGAACAGAATGCATATCAAACTCTATCGTTTGTCCCGAAGATAGTTTTAATCTCGCTATTTCTTTTCCGGAGTTACTAGTTCCATCAAATACTTTTACTTCTGCTGTGCTACCACCTACTTCGCAAGCATGAATAGAAACTAATCTACAACTACCATCAAAGACAATAGCATCTGCTGTCAATACTCCGCTTGTTCTACAACCACCGCTAGGCATATTATCTCCTCAAACAGCGTTAGTTACAATACCTATTATAACTTTCCTAAGTCAATCTACTCCTTTTTTGGAGTTTTTGCCTTAGTAGTTTTAGGTTTTGTTGTCTTTGGTTTGGTATTTCTAGTCTTTTTTACAGCCTTTGGTATTAGCAAATCCACTAAATCTTGATGAGTCTTTATCGCTTGTTTTGTTTCAAAAGCGGCTACTTTTAGTTTGGCCTCTTCTAAGCCAAGTATGGCTTCTTCATCTTCTTTAGTAAATGTAAACATAAAGTCTGGGTGTCCCAACATAGATATTGCAGACCTCAAAGGAAACTCAACGGGTGTATCTTTTGTTACCAATACACCCGCTAAGTTCTTTTTTTGTATTTCTGCTTTTTCTGTTAGTATAACAGTAGGCAATAAATCACCTCAAAGGTTTCCAAAGACCTTTAGTTTTACAGTTCCCAAATCACCGGATTGTAGAGAAGCCGACAATAAAGCGGCTGAACCTGTGGTGTATGCATAAAGGTAAAAGAAAGTCTTATCCGCAGAGATATCACCGATAATATAGTGGCAATCATGGTCTGATTGACCTACTAATTCAATAGAAGTTATAGTGTCTAGTCCAAAACTAGATGCTAAAATCTTTTCACCTGCATGAGTAACTTGTTCATCACCGTCACCGGATTCTGCCGCTACTACTTGAAGTGTGTTAAATACTGTTGCTGATAAAGCACTAATTTTTATCACATCATCATTGTTATTTGCGGCTGAACCTTCTATAACAACATGGTCGCCAACTACAAATCCGTCATCAATGTAACTACCTGCGGCTCTTGTATATTTCTTAGCCGCAGCAGAAGTAATGGTTTGACTTGCCGCAGTAGCAGTTGTTCCTGTTCTGTAAGAGGAAATGGCTACGCTACCCAATGCTATGTATTCATCACCAACGGCTCTAGGTTTAGTAAATCCCTTATGGTCGGGTAAAAGTGTTACAGTATTAGTCACTTAAACCACCTCAAAGTAGATTTGTAATCTTACCCTGTCCTCTAAAGTATGAACAACCAGTTTCACCAATAGTTCGGTAAAGTGCTTGGTTTCCTAGAGTTCCAACACCGAATGGGTTTCCGTTACTAATACCATCTTCAAAGTATTGAGTTGGTTTCATAACTGATAACCACAAATGGTCAGTATCTAGAATCAACATATCAGAAAGTCCAGTAGATAGAGAGTGGTGCTTTGTTGATGGCATAGCCGCAACAGGAATTAGTGGGATATCGTAATAAGTAGAAACTCTAAATCCAACTTCTTGACCCTTTACACCACGAACACCGTTTACGGTTGGCACAATTTCTTTACCGTCCATGAATCTTTCTTGTGCTTGTAGCAAATCACTCAATGTTTGTAGAGTATCATATCCAGTTAGTATAACTTTTGGAGAACCACCGTTTTGTCGAATCTCTCTTAGAGTTTGGTTAATCAAACTTAGAGTCAAAGACCTTTGGCCACTTGCTGAGTAAGTTCCGTCATTTACAACTGCATTCATGAAAGAAGAGTTTGTTCCTGCTCTATCGCTGTTACCGAATAGAGTAGAAGTTTCTGCCTTTCCATTTGTCAAATCAGTATCGTCAAATGTTCCATTCTTAATCAAGTCGTTTGCTTTCATGTTTTGTAGTTCTGCGTTGCTTGAAACAATCTTTAGTAGAGAAGTATAGTTTCTTTCAATTGTAGTAACGCCCGAAGTAATTCCTCCATCAAAGTCATAGGCTTCTAGAGGCATAACTAGCATTTGGTTCTGAACTTCTGCATGGTGCTTACCCATATCTTCACGCATTTGCGCTCTAATGTCGCCAATACCATCATCAATTTGTGCAAGTTCCATAGCAAGTTCGCTGAACTCAAATTGATGTGCAATAATCTTTGGGCTTGTAAATAGGGTAGAATACTTTGGTGCAATAGAAAACAATCCATCAGCATTAGTTCCTAGTTTAGCATTTTCAGGAACACCACCAATTAAATCTGCTTTAAGTGAACTTGCTCCAACAAGTGCATCAGAGTTTGATGCTGTAGAATCAAGGTCAATAGATAGTGAATTTCCGCTACCACCAGCAGGTCTTTCTACCAATACTCTCCAACCACTTGAAACATAAGGTCTCTTTGAAATAACTGAAAGTGCATTACATTCTCTGTTTAGCATTGACCAAACTTTTTGACCAAATACTCGGTTATACAAAGCAGACCTATCTCCTATTGATGAAGTTCCGCTTCCTACTCCTAATGTGGTATCATGGCCACTGTGTAGTGCTTGAACTGCACCACTTTGTTTTAGCAATTGACCGCTAATGCCCGATAATCCGTATGTCTGTCTTTCTAAATCTGCTATTGTGTTAATATATCCTGTCATCTTAATAACCTCCTACCATTTTGTGAATCTCTGACCAATCCATTTCAGCCAAATCTTCCATACTTGGGAGTTCTTCTTCTGCCGCCTTTTGTGCCTTTAGAATTGTTTCTTTTTCAGCAGTCAAAGACTTTCTTAGTTGAGTAAACTCATCTTTTAGAGATGCTATTTCGGCTTGAGCATCATATTGTGACTTTGCCAAAACATTTTCTCGGTTTGCTTTTTCTGCGTTAAATCTTGCACTAAATTGCTTTTCTAGGTTATCTAGAGCAATCTTTTCTAGTTGCTCTTGTCGGAAAGACTCGTATGCTTTCTCGATATTTAGGTTAGAAAGGTTTAGTGTATCTAATTCATTATTGTTAAATGCTTTAACAACAGGAAGTCCACTTGGCTTAGGATTGCCATTATCAATAACAATTCTATCAGCAGGTTCTCCAATTTCGACACCTGCTCCGTCTAATGTAGCAACATAGGCTTTATCTGCCATTTTGTCACCATATGCACCTCTTTCCATGTCATCGGTAGGGACATCTTGCATTCTTTCCATGTCTTTCATTCTTTCCATGTCTTTCATCCTTTCCATGTCTTTCATAGATTCTTTTTCATCATCCATGTTTTCCATCATATTCTCATCTTCCATAGACTCTTTCATGGATTCTTTATCCTCCATCATTTCAGTGTCCATCATTTCGGCTTCTTCTTTTCGTAGCGTATTGACTTGCTCCATTAGAGTGTCAAGTTCCGCCAATGCTTTTTCTAACTTGCTCATATTTTTCACCTGTTTATCTTGCTTTAAAATATCAAATCTTGCTTCGGGATTTATTCCTTTTTCACAAATTGTTACCTCATGCAATTCCAGTTTGCTTATTTCATTGTAATCTCCTAACTCCGGATGACTTTTCTTTACTTTTTGTAATGCCTGTCCTCCTATGCTAAATGACCTCAATGAACCTTTTCTTACGCCTCTTCCTATTTCTTTGGCTTTTTCTATATCATCTCTTAACTTAATTACTACGAAGAAACCAACATCATCTACTTCTGTTTTCCACAATCTCCCCGTTTTATCTCGATATGATTTTACTACTTCTCCAACTTGAACATTTGAGTGATTTGTCATTACATTTCTAAATTTTGGATTCTGCATATATTTTACTACTGCTTCTTCTAGAGCCTTTAGTGTAATTAAATCGTTTTGTTTGTCTACGATTTCTATGCTTGCATATCCTCCAATCATTAAATCTTGATTACTTTTTAAGATGCTAAAGTCGTTGGCTCTATTACTTATCACCGCAGAACTCATACCTCTCGTTTTAATGATTTTAAACTTTCACTATTTAAAGAACACGGTATTTTCCATTTATTTTGGTATTTTAACAGAATTAAATTTATCTTCGTAAATATCCCAAATACCTTCATCTCCGGCTTTATCGGCAGGTTTTTGTTTATATCCAGTCCATGCTAGCCACATCTTTTTATCCTCAACAGGTAAATATCTAATATGTAACTTAGTTTCAAATTTGTTACCTTCTAAGAAATATTCGTGATATCCATTTCGTTGTATTCCTAATTTTATCTTACCGTAATCAATGGTTTTTTTGTTTTGAACATTTTCTGAAACTTCGGCAGGGTATTTGCCTGCCGCACCAAATAAATCAAATAGTTCTTTTTCATCATCAACCTCAATAGTCCAGTGTAAATTTTTATCTTTTAATCTAATTGAAAATTGTATATTGTTATCTTTTCTAAGCGATATTTTGAATTCGCCCTCTCTATATTTTTCAGGAGTTTCATATTTTTTAATTTCGTCTGCACCAAATTTAAATTCGGGGTCTGCCTTTATTTTATTGCTCTGTCCTTCTAATATCGGTTCTCGTTGAACAGCCCAATCTCTTAGTTTACTTTGTTTAGCATCTAGTATATCTTGATACAAACTTCTATGATTAGTTATTAAGAATTCATGTAGTTGTCGAGTTGTTTGCTCTCCCTTCTTAGTTAGGAATTGATGAATAGCCGCAGTAAGTTCTCCCTGTTTTGTTTTCATTATCTCTATCGCTTTGCTTTTCCACATATCTAAATCTGCTAAAGCATTCTTTGACATTAAATTGTTTTCTTCAAAGCCATAAAGGGTAAAACCATTCATATCATATTTGAGAATAGCAGTAGTTTCTCCATGAACATAATCTGTTACCTTGATTCCTTTTTCCAATGCTGAAACATCATAGTTCAAAGACTTCTTTGTGTCTTTAGCAAGCATGGCTAAAGTAACTAATTTATCCGGATATTCTACTTCCGGAACTTCAATTACCTTAGCAGAAAATAAAGAGTAGCCGTTAGCCGTTTTCTTAACTTCATCTACCTTTACTCTAATTATATCCCCGACATCAACTGCTATCTTAGTGTTTAGTGCTTTGCCTACATCTAGATATCTTATATCGTCTATTTCAACAGTATTAGGTATATCGTCTAATATTGGGCCAACTCCTACACTATAAGAATGCAAGCCACTTTTTGTCTTAGTTTTACTAAGAACTACTACATCTAAGTCTACAAACTTTTTCCATTTGACCCATTTAGGGTTCTTTTTAGTTCCCACATAATATATTGAAGTAATGTCTTTTATCATGACTCCTTCCGCAGTAGGAATATCCATTATGTCTTTAGAGTATTCCGCTACCTCCTTAATTGAATCAGCAAAGCGAGTATCTTTCTTTGAGGGGAAAAGTAGAACATCAGAAGAGTGCTGTGAATAATTATTAAACAGAGTCCTAATTCTACTATCTAATTCTTCTTCTAATAACATTTGAGAATCATGCCTCATAATATCAAAGACATGGGCTTTTAGAGTGGCTTCAGGATATTTATTTTTAAATACATGAGCAATTGTATCAGCCCGATGCAGTGCTTCTTTACCATCAAATAGAATTAGTTCTGCATCCAAAATACACTCTCCGAAGTGTTTTGCTTTTAATTCTCTAACTATATCTTTACACTTTTCAGTAATGTCTTTTTGATTATATGAGTATATCTTTATATTACCGTCTATTTTATGCAGTTGTATTCTCATACCGTCATACTTTTCTTGAACAATATATTCTCCACTAAATCCTTTTAGTTCGTTCATATCATTTATCTCAAATATTCTATACATTGGTTTGTTGGGAATAATAAAGTCGCTTTGGGCTTTTTCTGCTTTCTTCATATCAATATCTAAAAGTTCATCCCAATCTTCTTCACTGTGTTGTGAAAAGTAAATTAACTCTAACATATCCATAGCGGCTTTAACTTTGGATTTGACCTTTTTAGAATCTTTATCATCACCATAGTTTTCTATTATGTATAGTGCCACATCATCCGGTTCTAAATCTAGTCCTGCTAGTCCATCGGTCAAAGTATCTTCTTCCATATCTTTTATTTGTAGGGTTTCTTTTCCTAGTGCATGAGTGTTATCTCTGATAGCATAATGAACAAACTTAACCATAGATTCAGGATTATCTAGTAACTCTTCTAAGACACCTTCTCCAAATCTTTTAGCAAATGGGTCTATAACGACATCCGATTTATATCTAATAAGTTTAATATCTTCATAAAGTTCTCTTGCTTGAGGAGATGTGGGGTCACTAACATCTTGATGTTCTAATAGATTCCTTTCTATAAAGTTCTTTAATTCTCTGCCTGCTACATTTAATTTATCATAAGATTCTCTAACTTGCTCTACAGCCTTTCTCCATTTGTGACCGTATTCTTTAGGGTCACTATTAGCAGATAAAAAGGCCACTCTAGTTATCTCAAATAATTTTACTAACTCTACCGATGAACGCTTGTCTTTTTCAAAAGAGCCGAGTTTCAAAACAACCCCGCCCTTTAGAACTCATATGTATCTCCGGCTTGGCCGTAACCTACATTTGTTCCTTCTTTTTGACTTTCCGGAACATTTTCCTCTTCTTTTGCTTTAGGTCTTTTTAGTTTCACTGCTTCATTTTTATCTTCAGAGGGAAGCCTATTATTATCTGTAAGAGATTGATGTAGTATTTCTTTAACTTCTTTGGCCTTCTCTATGGTCATAGAAATGACTCTTTCTTTCTTTGTTACTCTTTCCGGCATATACATCATCCCATACTGTCTACCATTTTATGAATTTCGCTCCATTCCATGCCACTTACTTCTTCCTTAGTATCTATTACTTTCATCGTAGGAGATGGGCTATTTACAACAACAAGACCGGATTTCATTAATAGATTATCGTCATTGTAAACCGTTCTTTCTAAGTTTTCTATCTTAGCAGTAAGGGCTTTTATTATCTCAAGTAGTTCTTTA